TGGCATCATTATTACATTATGATTTAGAATATCAAAATGTTTTAATGTGCTCAATGAGAGGTCGTGCAGGACAGATTGTGGGGCAGGGTTTTAGTGGAAAGAAAACTCAACTTGGCGTTAAGATGTCCAAGACAGTTAAGAAAGTTGGGTCACTTAATCTTAAAGCGATGATTGAGAGTGATAAATTATTGTTCAAAGATTACGAGATCATCTCTGAGTTGACAACATTTATTTCCAAGCATAATTCATTTGAAGCTGAAGAGGGATGTAATGATGATTTAGCGATGTGTCTTGTAATTTATGCATGGTTGGTTGCACAAGATTATTTTAAAGAACTTACCGATCAAGATATCCGCAAAAGACTTTATGAGGAACAAAAAAATCAAATAGAGCAGGATATGGCACCTTTTGGTTTTATATCTGATGGACTAGACAACTCAAGTTTTGTTGATTCTGAAGGCGACCGTTGGTTTACTGATGAATATGGTGATAGAGCATATATGTGGGAATATATGTAAATGGAACTCGATAAACAAATAAAACTAGGTCATTTACTTTTAGTAGATAGAACATGTCGTGTTTGTGGAGAGACTAAAAATCTAATTGATGGTTTTTATAGAACACGCAAAAGTAGAGGAGCAGTCGCTTCTTCATACTCTTATGAATGTAAAGAATGCACTATTAAGCGAATAATTGAAACAAGAAAAAAAGCAAATCCATTTGTAGACTGGACATATCCCGATTGGTAGTGTTCACTCACCATTTCCCCTCTTAAAAGTATGTTTTTAATAAATATTTTTTAGATAAACTGAGATTTCACGGAGAAAAACATGGCGACTCCTCAATTATCTCCTGGAGTACTAATCAGGGAGGTTGATTTAACTGTAGGAAGAGCTGATAATGTTTTAGACAATATTGGTGCAATTGCTGGACCTTTCAGAATTGGACCTGTGAATGAAGCAACTAACATCACTACAGAACAAGATCTTGTAAATGTATTTGGAAAACCACTCTCAACTGATCGTCAATACGAATACTGGATGAGTGCGGCATCTTTCCTTTCATATGGTGGTGTTCTTAAGGTTGTTCGAGTATCAGATGACGACCTTAATAACGCAAATGCTGGTGTTGGTATTGCATCAACTAGCACACTACAAATTGATAATTATGAGGATTATCAAGAAAATCATAGTGATGGAAATAATTTCACTTATGCAGCAAAAAATCCAGGTTCTTGGGCAAATGGATTAAAAGTTTGTTTTATTGACGATTTAGCAGATCAAAGAATTGGAATTAATACAGTAAATTTAAATACAGCAGGAGCTCTAATTGGTTTTGGTGTTACCGCTGCACTAACAGATGTTACAATTCCTGGAGCAGGAACAACAACAGGATTTAGTGGATTCCTCAAAGGTATTATCACTGGAGTCACCACAGACGCAACAAACGGAAATAGTAGCATCGATGTTAAAATTGTCTCAAGAGTTTCTTCTGCAGGAACTGAAACTAAAATTAATTATGCTCAAAATACTCAATATGCATCATTTGATACTTCAGATAAATTAATCTTTGTAAATAATTCTGGTTTAAATACGGGTCTTTCTTCATCACTATCAGTTACAGCTGGCGGCGTTTCGACTGGCATTGGCACTACCGGTGCTATCGCCTCTGGATACACTCCAGTCACGGTTGATGATTGGTATGATCAACAGACTATGGATTTAGATAATACAACTATCTTCTGGAAATCTGTTGCACCAAAACCAGTTTCAAATGTCTATGTTACAGATAGAAATGGAGAAGGTGACGGACTTCATATTGCTGTTGTTGATGATTACGGAACAATTACTGGAAATCAAGGAACAATTATTGAGAAGCATATATCGCTTTCCAAAGCAATTGATGCAGTTTCAAATGTAAATGCTCCAGAGAAAATTTGGTACGAACAGTATGTTGCTGATTTCTCTACAAATATTTACGCAGGTAGTAATCCATCATCTGCTGCAGACAACTATCACGGAACAACTCCAAGAGCGACAGGATTTACGACTTCATTTACTCCAATTCCTACATCAGGTGGTCTCTGGGGTCAAAAAGCACAAGACGCCACCTTTGCTGCAATTGGTAATGTGACTTATGTTTTGGGTGGTGGGGAAGACTACTCTGCTGGTGTTCCTGCAATAGGCGAAAATGGAGGAATGACTGCTACACTAGCAAATCTAATCACTGGATATGGACTCTTCCAAAACAGAGATGAAATTCAAGTTGATTACTTGATTATGGGTCCTGGTCTTGGAGCTGAAAGTGAGTCTCAAGCAAAAGCCAATTATTTAATCTCTCTAGCAAATTCTAGAAAAGATTGCGTTACTACAATTGGACCACACCGAGATAATGTGGTTAATGTTACTAACACTGAAACGCAGACTCAAAATCTTATAAGATTCTTTGCACCATTATCTTCATCATCATATGCAATTTTTGATGCTGGATATAAGTACACTTATGATAGATTTAATAATGAATTCAGATACGTTCCATGTAATGCTGATATTGCTGGATTGATGACTAGAACAAACATTGTTGCATATCCTTGGTTCTCACCTGCAGGACAACAAAGAGGTATTATCAATAATGTTGTTAAACTTGCATATAATCCAACAAAAACACAAAGAGATCAATTGTATCCTCTGAGAATTAATTCTATTATCACAAAACCAGGTATTGGCACTCTTCTCTTTGGTGATAGAACTGCTCTCGGTTTCGCTTCGGCATTTGATAGAATTAACGTTCGTCGTTTATTCCTCACTGTTGAGCAAGCACTTGAAAGAGCAGCAGAAGCGCAACTCTTTGAATTAAATGATGAACTCACAAGAGCAAACTTTAGAAATATTGTTGAACCTTATTTGAGAGATGTTGAGGCAAAGAGAGGATTGTATGGATTCTTGGTTGTTTGTGATACTTCAAACAATACTCCAGATGTTATTGATAACAATGAATTTAGAGCTGATATTTTCCTGAAACCAACAAAATCTATTAACTTTGTCACTCTTACATTTGTTGCCACCAGAACTGGTGTCTCATTTGAAGAAGTCGTTGGTAGAACTTAATTAAATACTATCTAAATAACTAAAGGAGGCAAAGAACATGGCAACAACAAGAGAAAACAAAACAATTTCTCAATTCAAAGCAGCAATGAATGGTGGCGGTGCACGCCCCAATCTATTTGAAGTTGAGCTTGCTACATTCCCAAGTGGTATTTCTTGGAACGCAGATGAATTTAGATTCCTTTGCAAAGCAGCAGCACTTCCTGCTCAAAATATTGCGTCAATTGATGTTCCATTCAGAGGTCGTATTTTTAAAGTTGCTGGTGATAGAACCATTGACACATGGACTGTGACTGTTATCAACGACGAGTCATTTGATCTTAGAACTTCTTTTGAAGAGTGGTCAAACTTAATCGCTAGAGTTGATAATAACTTAGGTGCTACCGATCCAGCTGCTTATATGGTAAATGCAACTGTTTATCAACTTGGTAGAGGATCAACTCCAAATAGCACAACGAATGCAGGATCTGCAAATGCTGTGTTAAAATCATATGACTTTATTGATATCTTCCCAACAAACGTATCTCAAATTGATCTTTCATATGATAGTGGAGACACTATTGAAGAGTTTACTGTTGAGTTCCAAGTTCAGTCCTTTGCATCTACTAATGCTGGCGGTCCGAACGGTTAATAAATAGTCTAAACACACAATAAATTATGGCAAAATTATTTGGGTTCTCTATAGAGGACACTGAACCACTATCTCCTAATGCTCTCTCCCCTGTCCCACCGAATGATGAGGACGGGGTTGACCATTACATGAGTAGTGGTTTTTTTGGTTCTTATGTGGATTTGGAGGGAGTTTATAGAACTGAATCTGAATTAATTAAAAGATATCGTGAAATGGCACTTCATCCAGAGTGTGATAGTGCTATTGAAGATATTGTCAACGAAGCAATTGTGTCTGATACAAATGACACACCAATTCAAATAGATTTAGATAATTTAAATGCTAGTGATGGCATTAAAAATACAATCAGGCACGAGTTTAAACATATTTTAGATCTTTTAGATTTTGATAAAAAGTGTCACGAAATTTATAGAAATTGGTATATTGATGGACGCATTTTTTATCACAAAATGATAGATTTAAAGAATCCGCAAGAGGGGATTCAAGAACTTCGTTATATAGACGCAATAAAAATGCGTTATGTGCGGCAGCAAAAGAAAAATCCTAACGAAAAAATAATACCTCTTCAGAGAATTGCAACTGACAACCCTTTAGATTATGATTTTCCGCAAATAGAAGAATATTTTATCTATAATCCAAAGACACTTTATCCATCAACAAACCCATCGCAAACTGGATCAAGTCAAGGAATTAAAATAGCAAAAGATGCGATCACATATTGCACCTCTGGTCTTGTAGATCGTAATAAAGGAAATACTCTATCTTATCTTCATAAAGCAATCAAATCTCTCAATC